CAACTAGTTTTAGTGGAGTAGCCAGTCAATCTGTTAATTCAGTTTTTAGTTCAACATACGCAAACTATTTAGTGTTAATGAATATGACAACAAGCACAACAATGACTCCACAATTTAGATTTAGAACTGCTTCGGATGATACAACTAGCAATTACAATATTCAACATTTAGAAGCATCAGTTTCAACTGTTACTGCAACAAGAAATCTAAATACAAACATAATGGGTTTGACCCCAACGACTTTTAATGGAAAACTTATTTATAGTATGCAATTTTTAAGTCCTAATCAAGCAGTTGAAACTCAAGGTTTTATTAGTACCAGTATTTATATGAACTTAATAACAAGTGCTTTTTATCAAAATACAAGCGACCAATATACTGGTTTTACTCTAATAGCAAGCACAGGAACAATATCTGGAACACTTAGAGTATTTGGATACAACAACTAATGACAACTGAAAAAATTATGATTGGTATTGACGACCAAGTTATTGAGTTAAAAGGCGCAGAAAAAGAAGCGTTTCTCGCTGACAGAGAAGCAACTAATGTTGCAATTCAATTAATTGAAGCCGAAGCCACAGCCAAGAAACAAGCGCGTATTGATGCAATAACTAAATTAGGTGAGGCTTCAGGATTAACAACAGAAGAAATAGAATCAATCTTAAATATTTAGTATTGAGTTAATTTCTGCTTCAGATAGACCAGATGCTGCACCTAGTTTGGTAATGGCATCTATTCTTAGTTGCTTCTTTGCCTCATACTCGGCTTCGAGTAGTGCTTGTGCATCTGTTGTGGTTTTTCTATCAGCCAAAAACGCTTCTTTATCTGCACCAGTTAATTCAATCTTGTTATCATCTATTTGTATAAATATCTTTTCAGTTGCCATTATTTATTCACTCCAAAAACTGAAACATATCCAGTCATATTGTTACTTGATGGGTAAATTGTAAATCCTGTATATGCTGTAGACAATGTATGTACTCCACCACTTAAAAAGTGCGCTGTACTACTTGTTCCACCCCAAAATGTTGTTCTATCAGCAATGTTAGGACTAGAAACATTTAGATGAAAGAATCCGTTTGATGTGTTATGTCCACCGATAGGTTGTTCTTGACCTGCTGCACTTGAAACATAATTATTCCAAACTGCAGGATTTGCAAAAGTATAATACCAACTAGCCCTATCATAACTTGCAGAACTATCTGCTCCAGACGCTCTAAGTCGAAACTGTAACGCAGCGTCTCCAGCAGAATTTTTTACAACACCTGTTATTAAATAATTTTGATAAGTTGCACTAAAAACATCATTAACTGATTGACTGGCTACTCCACTAATACAAACTAAATTTGTGCTACATTGCAAACAAGCAAGTTAAGTCCCTGCGCTCAAACAACGCAGGAGACAAAATGCGTTTCAAAATAACTGCAATAACAATCACTTGCGCACTAATCACAACACCAGCAATCGCATTCACAGAACCATACCCAGGAAGTTATCGCGAAACACGCGACATAACTTGTCCTGCACAATACCCAATCAAAACAGGTGAGGGTGTAATGGGTGGTGGGTACATAACAACCTGCTGGACACAACAAGCCTGGAATCTACAAATGGCAGGTGGAGATGATTGGACAGCGTGGCTTAACGGCACATACACGCCAGCACCAACACCAACACCAACTGTGACAATAACCCCAGCACCAGTTGTGATTGAAAGAACAGTTGAAAGAACTGTAAGTGGTGGAACAACAACAATTGTTGAGCTAGTTCCTTGTCCTGTGCCTGACCTCTCAACTAAAGATAAAATAAGAAAAGAAATAAAGAAATTAAAAAAGCAAGTCTCTAAATTAGAGAAAAAATTAAAGAAAAGTAACTAATGCAAAATCAGTCACCACGTTTTACAATTAATGAAATCTTGGATGCTTACTACAAAAGATTTCAAGTTTTAGGTCACAAGAAACAACTATGGCTGACTGATAAACATTTAATCCTGCGCTTAAATGACATTGCTCACCCAGAATTTGCAACAACAGAAGACCTTGAAAAAGCTGTAATGAAGTCCCCAGGGCTATCAACCAAAAAAACCAATGTCAATAGATACAAAATGATTTATCGCCATTTGTTGTACTTAAAACTTATCCCTGAGCGAGAATCTCCAGCAGAGAAACTTCCAAGGATTCGTAAACCAAAATCAATGCCAAGACCTTTCACACACAATGAGGTTGCTTTGATTATGAAAGAAGCTAAAGAACCACAGAAGCATTGGTTTATCCTGTCTTGCTTTGCTGGCCTCAGAGCAGCCGAAATAAGCCTTGTAAAGGGCGCAGATTTAGAAGAATTACAGGATGGGTACATGATTCGTATACCTGCTGGAAAAGGTGGCACAGATTTGGCTTTGCCAGCGCATCCTGTGGTTGTTGAAATGATTAAGTCGTATAACACTTTGGGTCGTTTGTGGCCAACTATGTTTCCCCATTCTTTATCAGTTGCTGCCTGTAAAGAGCTAAGAAGATTAGGGATAAACAAAAAGTTGCACTCAGGTAGACATTATTTTGCAACCAATGCTTATTCTGTTTCCAATGGTGACTTGTTGGCTGTGTCAAAACTTATGAGACACGCATCACCTGCTACGACAGCGATTTATGCAGAGTTGGCTTCTCCTGTGGCTAAACAAGTTATTAACTCAATGCAAACTCCAGGTATAGAATAAGAACAAGAACCTGCGCACATACCCTTGAAAGGTTCTTTATGAATTTGAAAGTTGCAAAAGACGTTATTTTAAGAAGCGTTGCTTTATTTTTAGTTACAGCTTTACCAGCAATCGGTGCTGGTTCTTTTATTGGTGTTGAACCAATTAACTCTGCTGTCATTGCAGGTGCTTTAGCAGTCAGCCGTATCATCACAGATTTAGCAAAAGCATTTCTTGATGACGGTAAATTAACTCAAGAAGAAGTTGATGCAATATTCAAAAAGGCCAATAAGAAAGATGACAACAAATAAATGGGTTTACCAATTGCTAACGGAAAAATTACAACTGCGTATAAGAAAAAAGGCAAGATGTGGTCAAAGGGTTATCACACAGGCGTTGATTTTGCTGTACCTACAGGTACTGACATTATTGCTGTTGCTGATGGAAAAGTTGCTAACGCTAATTGGGGTAAATCCTATGGAACTCAAATTGTACAAAAACTTGAGGGACAAAACGCTTGGGTTATTTATGCACATTTATCAAAATCATTGGTTAAACCTGGAGATGAAATCAAAAAAGGGCAACATATAGGCGAATCAGGTAATACTGGTAACTCTTCAGGCCCACATTTGCATTTTGAAATGCGTGACAACATTCGTTGGTCAGCAGGAAAAGATTTAGACCCTAAAGCTGTATTGGAAGCCTAATTGGGTAGGCGCACAAAACTGCGCTTAGTTTTGTTTGCTGTTCTTTTAGCTTCTGTTATGTCACCGAGTTTTGCTGACGAGCAAATAATTGAATTGTCACCTGAAGTTCCTTACGTTGATGTTGTTGTTGAGGCAACTGCACCAACACAAATAACAATTCAAACAACCACAGGGACACCTCAAACTAATCCTGGGTTTATTGATTCTTGGATTGAACTTTGGCAAGATGTAACAAAATTAAGAGCTGATGATGATGGCGCACATTCAGGAACAAATGTGTTAGCTTCTTTTATTTCAGCACCCATTGAAGCAGGAACATATTTTATTCGTGCAACTTCTTTCGCTTGGATGGCAAGCAATTACACTCAAACACCAACAGGAAGTTATCTTTTAACTTGGAATGGTGTTACAACTGTTCAGACAACACCAACACCAACACCACAACCGACACCAACAGAAACAGAAACCCAAACACCTAGTCCTGAACCAACCATAGAACCAACAGAACAGCCGTCACCAACACCCATTGCCACCGATTCATCTACACCAACGCCAACACAAGAACCACAGCCAGAACCACAGCCAGAAACAAACACAAATAGCCAACAAAACGAACCGATTTTAATTCAGGAAATTCCAAGCCCAACACCAGAGATAATCCTGCCAGAGATAGAAGTGATAGAACCAGAAATAGTTGAAGAAATTGTTGAAGAAGAAACAATTGAAACTCCTGTAATTGAACCTGAGTTAAGTGTAGAACAAATAAACGAAATTTACATTGAAGAAAACACTATAGAATTGGCAATACCAACTGCGCTTGCAGAAATACCTGGAGTTGAACAACTCTTTGCAGCAACCGAAGCGATTTTGAATGTTGGTTCTGATATGACTCAAGAACAACGTGAAGAATCACAGTCAGTTGTTGTGGGTGCAATTATTATTACCCAGATAGCTTCAATGGCTAGCATTTCTGTATCACAATCTTCCAGTAGAAAGTTTAAGAAATAATGAATTGGGTTAAAAAATATGTTGTTGCTATGTCAGGTGATGTTTGGACTTATGTGGGTCTTGGTATTGCTTATTTCACTTTGGATGGGTCAGCGAAAATTGTAACTGGTTATTTAATCATTGGTGGTTTGGTAATATGGCTAGTAACTTTGCCTTTAAGGGATTCTGATGACTGAAGCAATTATTATGGGTGGCCAAATCGCAGGTGCTTTATCTGCTATTGGTGGTGTGGTTTTCGTTATTGCTAAATATGCGATTGTTCGACCTATCACAAATTACATTGATGCTAGAACTGTTCAAATTCAAAAAAATACTAATGGTGGTCGAAGTTTGTCAGATGTCGCTTTGGGTATTGCAAGGGTTGAGCGCAAAATAGAGGTAATCTCTAAAAGGGTTGAAATTTTAGAAAACACGCTGAAAGCCCCACAAAACCTGTAATTGTCTGACCCATCCTATACCTTGTGTTATACAAGGAAAGGTGATTATGGTTAAAATAACTGATGAAAGCATCTGGTCAAAACTTGACCTAAAAGACAAAATCAAATGGTTACAAATCGAGGCAGATATGCAAGAACAAAAGTGCATGTCGTGCTATGAATGGGTTTGTATCTGTGGAGAGGACTTCTGATGGCTTGGGATTTAAGTTCGTACGAATTAGTTGAAGACAGAATTAAATCTTTTT